CAAGCGTGTCATTGCCCAGCAAAACGAGAACATGACGAAAGAGGTCACAATCAGGCGGATGAAGATCATCAAATGGATGCACGACGAAGGCTGCAATTCAAAAGCAATCAGCATGTTTATGCACTATGATCGAGGGATGATCGAGAGCGTCACCGGGAGGGAAGAGGAATGAAACTAGATATGACATCGCCAATCATAAAGGCGATCTACCAGCGATACGAAGACAACCGCCGCAACGCACACAGGCCGCACCTTGGCGGGTCGCAGATCGGCAACACTTGCGTTCGTGCGCTTTGGTATCAGTTTCGGTGGACCTATACAGAGAAGCACGAAGGCCGCATCTTGCGCCTCTTTGAGACTGGCGAACGCGAGGAACTGCGAGTGATCCAGAACTTGCGCGCCGCCGGTTGCACCGTCTGGGATCGCGATCCGGCAACAGGCCAGCAGTTCCGATATACGGCGGTTGGCGGGCATTTTGCCTTGAGCCTGGACGGAGTGGTCGAGGGCTTGCCGGAAAGTTCCAAGGTCCACACGCTCGAAGTGAAGACCATGAGCGAGAAGTATTTCAAGGTGCTTTGCAACCTCGGCGTCGAAAAGGCGAAGCCGGTCTATTATGCACAGTGCCAGATCGGAATGCACTTGAGTGGGCTGGATCGCTGCCTGTTCATTTCTGTCAACAAGAACACCGACGAGATTTACGCAGAGCGGCTGAAGGTCGATCATGCTTTTGCGGAGGGGCTTATCGAGAAGGCCAAAGGGATCATATCGACCGAACGACCACCGCTGGGCATCAGCAACGATCCGGCATGGTTCGAGTGCAAGTTTTGCCCTTATCATTCGATCTGTCACGGCGATGGTGCAGCGGAACTAAACTGCCGCACATGCGCCTTCTCGACGGCAGAGACTCAAGGCTGGTCCTGCGCCAGGCACAAGAAGGCCCTAGATGAAATCGACCAGCGCAGCGGCTGCGGTGATCACATATACAATCCGGCGCTGGTGAAACTGCCCGTGCATGACAGCGGCGAGGACTGGATCGACTACATCAACGAAGACGGCGAGATTGTGCGGAACAAGGGAAGGGAGTTCAAGTGACAATTCACTATCACGGAACGCCTTTGACGCCGCGCGACCAACTCTGGAAGATGGCAGGAAAGTCGTTTTGCGTTTCATTCGCGCATCCGGCAGATGCTGATATATGCCTTCGCATCGGCCAGTCAGTGATGTGGGACAATGGCGCATTCAGCCTTTACACAAAAGGCAAGGTCGTGAACTGGACTGCGTTCTACAAGTGGCTTGAGCCGCGCCTTGGTCATCCGCACTGGGCTGTCATCCCTGACGTAATTGACGGCGATGTAGATGCCAACGCAAGGCTTGTGGATGAATGGCCCTTTCCTGCTTCATTCGGAGCGCCTGTTTGGCATATGGCGGAACCGATTGATGTGCTTCTGAACTTCGCCCAGCGTTTTCCGCGCGTGTGTTTCGGCTCCTCGGGAGCATTCTGGCAAGTTGGCTCCGATAGTTGGTGCCGAAGGACTGATGAGGCATTTAATCAATTGTCGAAATGCGGTTCAATTCCTTGGATTCATATGCTGCGCGGCATGGCTGTGACTGGCAAAAGATGGCCTTTTGCTAGTGTTGACAGTGTGAATGTGGCTCGAAACTATAAGGACACAAACTCGTGTCCAGAAGCAATGGCGCGTGTCATTGATGCCGTGCAATGCCCTGCTAAATGGACTTTAACACATCAACAAATGGAACTGATAGCATGAAGATTCTGGCTTTTACTGCATATCTTGCAACCATACCTGCCGCCAACTGGCTGATCAGCAACGCTGGCACCGTTTGCGTCCCTGCTGGGCCGTGTCTGATTCCGGTCGGATTTGGTTTGATGGCACCGTCTGGTGTTTTGATGATTGGTGCGGCTCTTGTTCTGCGCGATGCGGTACAGCAGCTACTAGGTATACGCTGGGCATTGACCGCAATTGCCTGCGGTGTGATCCTGTCAATCTTGGTGGCCCCGCCTGCGCTTGTCATCGCTAGTGCCACGGCTTTTGCCATTGCGGAACTGATGGACCTGTCTGTGTACACGCCGCTTCGCAAGCGCAATCTTAGCCTTGCTGTGCTGTTATCCGGCATTGTGGGCGCGGTTGTCGATTCGACCGTGTTCCTGTGGTTGGCATTTGGCTCTCTGGACTTTATCGCGGGCCAGTTGGTCGGCAAGCTTTGGATGACTGTAATTGCTGCGGCATTCTTGATGGTTTACAATCGCAAATCCAATGCTTGAACTTCGCCCCTACCAACGCGCCGCAATTGATGGCCTATACAATTACTGGTCAGACAAGAAGGGCGACAATCCGATCATTGTTGCTCCGACCGGCTCGGGCAAGAGCCTGATCATCGCGCATCTGATCAAGGATGCGATGAGTTATCCCGGCACACGCGTTCTGATCCTGACGCATGTCAAGGAGTTGCTTGAGCAGAACGCCAGTGAGTTGGTGGCACTTTATCCCGAGGCAGATGTCGGCTTCTATAGCGCCAGCCTCAAGAAGAAAGTTCTGAGGAAGCCGATCACGTTCGCGGGTATTCAGTCGATCCACAAGAAGGCCTATCAGATGGTGCCAGCGCCTGATCTGGTGATCGTGGACGAGGCGCACCTGATCCCGAAGACGGACGGCACACGCTACAACAAGTTCCTCTCCGACCTTCGCATATGCAATCGCGGTGTGAAGGTGGTCGGTCTTACGGCCACGCCCTACCGGCTCGATAGTGGCTGGCTGCACGAAGGCGACAACGCGATCTTCGACGGCATTGCATACGACATTCCAGTGGCCGATCTCATGGAGCAGGGATTCCTGGCCCCGGTGATCAGCAAGAGCGGCGTCAAGACCATCGACCTATCGAACGTCGGCAAGCGCGGTGGGGAGTATATCGAGAGCGAACTAGCCAAGGCTGCATCTGATCCGGAATTGGTAACAGAAACAGTTGCAGAAATCGTGCGCTATGGTGCGGAACGCAAGGCGTGGCTGGTCTTCGCTTGCGGTGTCAATCACGCCGAGTTGCTTCGCGCCGAGTTCCAGACGCACGGCATCGAGGCGGATGTCGTGACAGGGGCCGATGGCATGAGCGCACGCGCCGAGAAGATCGAACGGTTCCGGCATGGCGGAAGCAAGTGTTTGATCAATGTCAACGTCTTGACCACCGGCTTCAATGTCCCGCATGTCGATCTTGTGGCAATCGTGAGGGCCACCGAAAGCACCGGCCTATACATCCAGATTGTCGGGCGCGGCACACGCATTGCGCCGGGGAAAGAGAACTGCCTGGTGCTGGACTACGGCGACAACGTGATGCGCCACGGATTCATTGATCAGATCAAGCCGAAGATAAAAGGGCAATCACAAAATGGCGAAGCACCAAGAAAGAAATGTCCAGCGTGTTTGACTATAAACAATGCTTCCGCTAAAGCATGTACCGAGTGTTTAACTCCATTCCCGCCTCCGCAGTTCAACCACGGAACGAAGGCATATTCTGGCGCGATGATCTCCACACAGGTACAGGCCGAATGGGTTGACGTTGACGATGTGGGCTATTCCCGCTGGCGCAAGGAAGGCAAGCCGGATAGCGTTCGTGTCACCTATTATTGCGGCCTGATCAAAGTCTCCGAGTGGCTATGCCCTGACCACGGAGGCTATGCTTCGGAGCGATACCAGAAGCGGATGCCATCGCTAGGAGCGTCTGCCATGACCACCGAAGATGCCATGCTAGAGTGCGACCATTGGATCAAGCCGCGCAGAATAAGGGTGAAGCCGAATGACAAGTTCTACGACATTGTACAACTCGACTATAGCCAGCCCAAGCGCCTCACCGCCGAAGAGTTGGCAGAACTCCAAGAGCCGCTGTTCTGATTGCGTGAGCCTATATGATGCTCGATATTGCACTCATTGGCGTGACGTTGTACCTGATGATGTACAGAAAGAAGGCTGCGATGCGTTCAACGGTTTCCCTCCCTTCTGAGCATGACGAGCAAGCCGGATTCGTGCAATGGTTTCGCGCCAAGTGGCCTCGTGTATTGATATTTGCAATACCAAACGGCGGCAAGCGTAACATCTCGACGGCAAAGAAGCTGAAGGCCGAGGGCGTTGTTCCTGGCGTGCCAGACCTGTTCATTCCGGCTTGGGGAATCTGGATCGAGATGAAACGCCAGAAAGGCGGGCGAACTTCATCGGATCAAGACGGCATGATTTCATACTTGGAAAGCATCGGCCATCACGTTATTGTTGGCTATGGCGCAACCGATGCCAGCGACAAGCTGCTGTCTTTGTTGAATGTGAGCGGGGCGGCGACTAAAGGAGGATAGCCACCGCCCCTCGCATCCGGGGGAGCAAACCGGATGCTTACATTAACGATTGATTGAGAATTCTAGTCTAGGCTTGCCATAGTTTCAAGGAGGAACATCATGGCGAAATATGAATACGATGCCACACAAGACCAGTGGCTTCATGGTGATCCGGGCGTGCTGTCCGGTTCAGTGGCCGCTGCTGATCAGCGGTATGCCAAGTCTACCCAGGTCAGGGAGAGCTGTGCCCCTCGGCTCTCCCTGACAGACTGGCTGATCTGCGGCCCGATAATGGTCGGACTTGGCTTCCTCATGGGAGTTTACTGGCCGTGATGAGGTATCTTGTTTTGATCGCCGCGATGACGGCTGGAAGTGTCTTGGCACATGCTTCGGATGCGACTCGATTGGTTACATCGGAGGCAAGACGGCAAGGCGTGCCGGTCGGGTTCGCCTTGAAGATGGCAAAGATCGAGAGCGGTGTTCGATGCCACAACCACAACAAGCGAAGCAGTGCATCCGGCCCCTTGCAGGTGCTTCGCGGCACAGCGCGGGCTATGGGCTATCGTGGCGACATCCGGCGTGCTTCATGCGCTACGCAGACGCATTACGGCATGAAACACTTGGCTATGTGCTGGCGCGGAGCACGAGGCAATGCGGCCTTGGCGAAACGATGCCACCAGGTTGGCGTGTCTGTGTTGTATAGCAAAAAGAAGAGGAGGCGTTGATGACCAGAGAACCTGATCTTGAAACCGTCAATCGCGCATTGGGCGAGACGGTGAGGAAATTGCAGCAAGACTTGGCCGATGCTGACAGAAGAATCCGGCGGCTTCGAGAGGAGTTGGCAGAGGCACATCGAGCAGCGGCACTAGCATCTGGGAGGGATTGGTGAGTGAAGTAATGGACGATGATCGATTCGCCCACATGCTCAAGCTCTCAACCGTTTACATCTCAGTGCTCAAGAGCCGATGTCTGTTTGATGATCTGCGGGAGATGGACAGTTCAGAAGAACACAATGCCTTGAACTGTCTGGAGATCGTGGCTGACACTTTCATTGAGATGCAACGCAGACTGAGCGCAAAGCCGAAGTTTAGAGTCAAAGCCCGCGCCGCACTCCCAGGAGACAAGCATGAGTGATATTGTGGAGAGGCTGCGAGCGGCGAACGAGTGGATGAGAGCGCCGGATTGGAATGACGATCTTGAACTGGTCTCATGGCTCAGTCGGCGGCCCGCTGGAGGGTTTCAAGCAGCAATAGACGAGAT